TATTTATAGCGCCCGATGTGTTGTCAGTCGCGCTGAATATAATCTCGATGATTTTCTGCAGGTCGGCCATTATTATTTACGCGCCCCGGATACCGGATTATCCTGATAGTGCATTGCCCACAGCTCCTGCTCTGTTTCTGTCAGCCGCCCCTGTGGAAAAATATCCGGTCTCCTCTCATAGAGGAGACCGCCCTGCAGCCGGCACAGCGCCAGCGATGTCCTTATTGACTGGTCTGCGTAGAGTCTGATGGCGTTTTTTTTACCTCCGAACCATCTCCGGCAAGCTCCATGATTGCATTTGTGACCGAATAGAACAGGACCGGGTGATGCTCCGCCAACCAAACGGCGTCTTGCTCATCGCACACAGGATCGACAGAGCAAAGCACAAGCAGGTCCATACGCCTGGCAATGTCCGGTCTGAGATCGCCACTGAGACCAAATTTCTCTCTGAACTCAGAGACGATCTTGCTTTTGCCACCCTTGGCCAGCGCCTCTACAAGCCCGTCCATTTGAGCGCGCCGCTCCCGCGACTCATTAGCTATCGCGAGCTCGTTAGCGGTTGGCGCCCTGACCGTCCAGGTCGGGCTCTCATCGCCATCCGTGGCGAACGCTGGCGCTGGTATCGACTTGGTGCGCTGAGCCCACCCGCGCTCTCTCTGTGCTGCTAGATTGATCATGATGCGTGATCGGTCCCGATCGTCTCAGCAGAAATCGTGCATGCTAGCTCAATCTGGTCATCAGCAGGAAATGTCCGCGAGACATCAAGCCGACCCTGAACGGCGTGGAATGGGTTCTTGAGCCGATCCGGATAGAATTGAAACCACAGGGTCTCTCCAGACAGACCTACCAGTCCATCCGTGACGCCATCCTCTGGATATGCCTTGAATGAGCCCTGGCCAAGCGAAACAGATGTTGCTGCAATCGTCTGCCCATAAATCTGCTTAGAGTTGACGGATGCGCTATTCCCGGGAGGAACGAAATCCACGCACTTCTGCACGTTTGCCATGCTAGCCACCGCATAGCTTGCGTATACCCGCTTGGGCAGATCGCCAGTATGAGCGAGCGGGAGGGCATCGGCCAGAGTAACCTTGCCATAGCGATAATTGACGACATCGATGGCCGGGTAATTGGACTCTTCCCTATGCGTGCCGGGCAGGGAGTAAATCTCGCTCGCGGTAATCGGTGCCGCTGTATCGCTGATAACACGAACCTGAGCAACCTCGACACTGTCCACCGGAATGTAAGGAGGGCCGCCGTTTGCGCCGCGCGTGGACGAGAATGCAGTCGTGGAGCCATCAGCCCCAGCCACCACGGCATAAGCGCCAGAGCTGTTAATGGTGATCGAGTTGACCTTGCTAACGGCAGTAGCCGGTCGCGTGATCGACAGATCGGTATCAGCCGCAACGCTTGTCTCTACGCCGTTGAGATTGACTAGCGCCGCAGCGGCATCAACCACATCGTTGCTCCCGGACACAGCGATTGAGACCTCGCCGCCATTGACGATCCCATTCGGGAGCACTTCCGGAGAATACCCGGAGCGCTGAGACCAATAGGCATTGCTTGAGGTAAAGGTTGTGTGATCACCGGAATCGGTGAGGGCTCCCATTGCATGGGATGTTTGGGCGGCTTCGTATTTGAGCCTGGCTTCTGATGCAGTTGGCATCTCATTCTCCTGTTAAGTTGGAAACAAACTCTGCTGCATGGTCATTAGGCCGCAAGAATCATTTATCCCAGTTCGGCGGCAATGTTCGGTTCGGGTCTCTCCGATGTTCTTTCCACGTGCGCGCGATCCTCTTTTTTGTAAAGCTCGGCCCGAGATAATTCTCTTGCGAGTCATACCATTCTTCTGGGTTTATCGGATTGAATTTTTCTTCTGGTTGCTCGTATCCTGCAGTCATTTCGACACCTATATTATGACGGAGCGTTTTCCGGATCGCCTCTGGCAATCGAGAATTTAACGAGATAGTTTACCTCTACGGAGACGATTTCCTTCGCATCCTCGTGGTATTGTGGGTTCGAGCCCTGGTATGAGATCCCCTGGGTTAGACCCTCTAGCGTTGTATCCCTACCCTCCATGATCTGTCGGATATCGGCGATCATCGCATCAATGATCGCCCATTCTGCGTCTGACTCGGAATAATCGACAGTCGTTTCTTTGCGATTGACCGCGCCAACGATACTATATTTCGCCTCTGTGAGTGATTCGCCATATTTCGCAGCTCCGGATTCAGATCCAGGAACAACGAATATTGACGGAACCTCAGCAGGATTGCCACGCAACAGCCCAACATTGACGGTTGACCCGATGTCAGTCCGATATCCACCAGCAACAGCAATCTGCCCAAGCATCGTCTTGATGCGACCAGTGATCTGTGTGCGTAGGTAGCTCATTTGTATTTTGCGAATATCTCGTTAATGGCCTTTTCTGTCTCCCTAACGAGATTTATGTCAACTTCCTTCTGCGCTCTCTCATAGAACTCAAAGCGCTTTGAGTAATTGATAGCCGGGCGAAACCAGATAACCGGAACAAATCCTCCGGCATCAATCCTGAATATGCCGCGCCAGCTTTTATCTGGCGCCTCCAGATATGTATATCTTCCTGCGGTGTTGCCTTCATACCCGCCCGTCGCCGCGCTGATTATTCCTGCCGGAACATTCCCATACGCATTGAGAGGAGTAGGAGTTGCAGGAACCCAAGTCCACCCTCTAGGCAAAAGCCCGGCTCGCTCGAAAATCTTCTCTGACCGCCTCATCCTTGCCCTAGTCCCGCCAAAAATCTGGACTCCGAGATACCCTTTATCATCTTCTCCCGGATTACTGGCGAAACGATCTTCAAAATAGACCCTAGCCTTCTTACCTGTTTTGACATCGCCCTTAGTATATGTGAGCGATCCCATCGCCCACGGAGTTGGCCTGTCAAGGTCGGCCTGCATCTCGAATTGTTCACCCTGTCGAACGAGATATGCCGTACTGTTTTGGCCCTTGGAGATTGCGTAAGGAAGTCCACCACCAATTCCGACGATCGCAGCCTTGACGGAATCTATCTGAACCTCTGGTATTTTCAGTGACCAGGTCATACCGGCTCAATCGTCCACGTCTGCATGTGCTCGTTTGTCGGCTCGACAAGCTCTTGTAGGGACCAAGATGTGCCGTCAACTGTTCGCGTGATAGTGTCGCCACGGTATGGCGAGCCAACATCATCGACAATCAGCGTAGCGACTATACGAGGCGCGCTAATCGTCACGGCAGAAATGGTAATCCCAACATCGCGCTTGATAACTGCATACGTCGAAACATCGCCAGCATAGCCGGAGAACGTTATCGCATCTCCAGCTAGCCTGATTCCATCGCGGACGGATGCTTGAATTATGCTGTACATGCCAGAATATCTGTTTAGCTATTATTCGTCAATTCGCATCAGAAGCAGCAGAATCCCCGGCTGCCTCAATTCCGCCAGCATACGTTTCTTCATATTCATTTATTCCTCGATCCTTGAGCCAAGTTCGCCAAACAGCCTTGAGCTTTTGGATGTAAAATTTGCTCTTCTCAGAGTTAGTGATGTTATCGGGATCTGCCGCAATCGCCTGGCACGCCTGTAGGAAGTGAGCGCAAATTCGATCCCGAATCCTATCGAGCTTATCGGAGTCGGCTTGCACAGTATCGTCGAGCGTACTGTTTTTGAAATTAGCAACAATCACTCCGTAGCGGTTATTCATGCCGCTCTCCGGGGTATATGTTGTGGCATAGGCTGCAGAATATGCAACGGTCATGAGCAAGATCATGCCGAGCATGAACCAAAAATACGAAATAACAGCTGCTAGTTTCTTCATTTCTGTTTGCCCAAATTAAGAGCCGTCACAAACACCATCAGCATCAATACTGCATGATAATGTCCCATTCAGCGCAGTACATTCAGTCCACCCGGCATCGTCTGTGTCCCGAATCATCAAACATCCTCCAGTAGCACCGTCAAGCTCTGCCGCTCCATAGCTGGAACCACCGTCTATATCAAGCTTGTTAGATGGAGAGGTGGCGCCGATACCAACGTTGCCAGAGTAATCTATAGTCACTCTCTGAGCGGTTGGAGATACTTCATCGGTCGTCCAAAATTGTAGTTCTGTAGATTTTGTCCCAGTTGCCGCCGCCCGAATCAGCGTTCTTCTGGATACGCTATGCCCAAACTGAAATTGTAGACCCGGATAATTAGAGGTATCGGTTGTTTCGAAAATCAGCCTTGATGTAAACGCACCGTTGTCGTAAACATGCAAAGCCGCCCCCGGATCGGTGGTGCCAATTCCAATTCTTCCAGAGCTCGTATCAACAAACAGATCATCAGTGTTTACACTGAAGTCGCCATCAGTAGCACCAGTTAGGTCAATATTGAAATCGGCATCAGTGCCAAAACAAGATAGCGCTAATGCGCCATCAGCAGCAGAGACCCACGTGCAGTAGTTCGAGCCATCGTATCCTTGATTGAATGTATACGTGGAGTCATCGTAAGTGAACGTAGATGCAGCTCCCAAAGCTCCAGAATTGTTATACTGAATCTGCGTATCAGACCCTGCTGGGTTTACATCGCACGACCCACTAGAGCAAGAAAGGTTTGTTCCTCCCGCTCCGTTTATCTCGCCCTGCACGTAGGCGGTAGTTGCGACGCTGGTATCGTTATCATCTGCGCCGGGAGTGGTTGCAGTAGCAGAGCCAAGCTCCCAGCCCGTTACAGTGACACTATCCGCGATAGTCGTTGCGAATGAGCCTGTGCCCGACCCAGTTACGTCACCAGTAAGTGTGATGGTCTGATCTCCGGAGTTCGTCCCTGAAAGATCAAGAAGCCCCTTCATTGCAGCGTAGTTAGCGGCGGTGACAAAGCTTTGAGCATTTGCCGATGGCGTTAGCCCCGCCCAAGTCGTCAAGTCGGCGTCATATGCCTGAACATCAGAACCAATCGTTACGCCAAGCGTAGCCTGCGCCGTAGATGCATCTGCATCGTCAATCAGTGATGACCCAAAAGCAGAAATTCCCTTCACGAGGGCAATCTCAGCGAGAGATGGATACGTCGCTACAGCAAGCGACTGCAGGTTTTTTGATGCATCAGTAGCAATGAGCTCTGATGCTGTCAGACCATCTCCATTTATGTTTCCAGCGAACGTAGCGGTTTTGTCGGGGCTTATAGTGAGGGCCGTAGCGGGGTTAGCAGTGCCGTCTGCCGAAACCTGAAGCAGCAGGCTAGTTGGCATATCCCCTACGCCCGGGGTCCCGTCTACCCTAGCTCTGATGCGTGCGCCCAGATAATACGAGGCGGTGTTCCAGCCTCCGAACATGACCTCGCCGATATCATCTGTGTCGATCACATCACCGTGCGACGAGTCGTTGCTATGCGAGCGTACCAAGAGGAGCTGGTTAGCATCCGATGTGGAGTGGCGGTGCAACACAAGCTCTGCGTCGGGAGTGCCGCCAAAATCGTTGATCTTCGTGACCGCGGTATAAGAAGCCCCGTTCAGCTGGATCGACCCAGACTCGTCACCAGGATCTCCGATGTTGAATTCTCCGGTAAATGTCCAGTCTCCTGTGATTGTTGGGCTACTACCCGCAGATAGATAACCAGCAGATGCATGATCCCCCCACCCGTAGGCCGTATCCCAATGAGTTACCTGATCGGTAGTGATTCCGTAGCTCGGGCTCAAGGCCCAAACCGGATCGGTCTCGGTCTGAAGATAGGCTGCCGCGGTGTTCTCTGCCTCGGTCCAAACGTCGAAGCAGTTCTCCACAGCGCCCGCTGTGTCTACCCCAAGGGGCGAATTACCAGGCGAGCAATTAGCTCCATTTGCAGCGAGCGCCCCAGCCGTATCTACATCGCCACCAGAGACAGTCAATGCCCCGTCTGCAGCCAAACTCGCATCGCCACCAACAGTTTGTGTAGTGATGGTGCCATCAGCCTGCTCTACTGGGATGTCTCCAGCAGCCCCAAGGGCCAATCCGGGAACCAACGACAGCAGAAAGAGAGTCTTGTTCATGGGTTGATAATCTTCTTGGTTATGTCCACCCACGCCCCATCCTTGAAAGCATAGTAACTTCCGTCTGATGGAGGAGCGACGGGAAGGCCAAGCGCTGCTATTACGTCGTCCCTAATCGCGCCTGCAGTGGAAGATCCAGGAGTTATCACGCCACCAGCCAGGAATGTTGCCCAGTCAAGCGCACCGCCTGAGCCAACATTCGTGCGGACTTTCTCGCGGAACCTCGTTGATCTATGCAGGATCGTGATCAGATAATAAGTGTCCGCGGAAGCAGCCGCACCGGCAGGAGCAATTCCCTCGATCTCCTCATTAGGCCAAATCTGAATGATCTGCGACTCATCAGACATCGTCACCTGTACCCGGTCCATGATCGGATCACCGTCTGGATCAGTCAGTCCGGTAACGCGCCTGTTGTACTCATCAACCAAATCAATCGTGATATCGACATCAATCCCTGTGCCCGACGGGTCAACAAATGGCTGGATAGTGAGTGATCGCGATGACATCGGATTTAGGATGCAGATCGAATGGCGGACTCGAATGCGCGAGCATATCCAGCAATGTCTGAAGCCCGGTCCATGCCATTAACGATGCGCCGGGCATGCAAATAGTCGGCCCTGGAGCCATCGATATAATCGCGTAGACACTTTCCTGTGTAGTCGCCATCGCGCATACCCAAGACGCAAATCAGCGCAGACGTTTGTGGGTCCAGCGCCATGCTCGGATCATCATGCACGGCATATGGCACGAGGGTTGGGCGCAGAGGGTGATGTACCAATTTTTCCTGCTGGCGCACATAGTTATGCTCGTGGGTAAGCTGCACGTCACCGCGGCCGAACCAGGACCTTCCCTTGGCATCTGGGCGCCAGTAAGGATGCTTGACCCATGTGAGCTGGCCTTTGGACCAGGCATAATCTAGTCGGCCGATAGCCTGCCTGTCGCTGTCCGCGAATGTCTCGCGCACAGGCTGCATGCGTTGCCCGGTCTCGTGATAGACGGTTGCTAGCACATAGGCGGTCTGCTTGATGGACAGCTCTGCCCTGGCGCATAGGTCGCTGATACGCTTGATACCATCAACCTGGGATTGACTCAGGCTCCCTCTGAATAGCTTCTTCCGAACAATCGCGTAGAAGACAGCGCTTTCTGCTTTTGGATGATCGCTCATTGTTTTATGCATTATAAGCCAATTGCGTGCATAACGACAGTAGCTGCTACAAAAAGAAACAGCACGAGAGCGTAGATCAAGCATGATGCGAAGGCGACATAAGCGGCAGCCAAGAAGGTTGACCCGAGCTTGTACATAGTCTGCTTATCCTCTCGATGGGTGCGTTTGATACCGGGGCGAAACACCGCATCTCCGAAATGAAACGGTCGACTCTTGGTCATTATCACCGTCCCCACAGGCTCAGCAGGTTGTTGATCTGCACGGTCACATTGATCAGCGACTGCGCAATACTCTCGAAGGCTTCCCAGGTCATCGCGATCTTCGGCGAAGCCTCGAATTCTTCCTTCAGCCACTCCAACACGAAGTCCTTCTTCTCCCCGCCGGCCTTGGAGTCAGGCACAGCCTGCTCGGCAACCTGCACCAGCTCAGCGATGATCGGACGCACAGTCTTGATAATCTGTATGACAGTAATGGCAGTTCCGATTGCGGCTGTTGCAGACATTTGTTTCTCCTCGTCAATACGTTAATAGGTGCATTTGATACCGGGGCGCAACACTGACCATTCAATTGATCCCCATGAATCTTTCGTAATCCCCCGGCTCTTGACGACCTCTTTGATCACCGAGGTCAGCGCTCCCCCCGTTCCCGAGATGGTTGGGGCGCACTTGCTTAGAGTCAGACGATCCCTCGTGGTCGCGCATCCCGACAATAGGATGAGCAGGCAAAGGATCAGAGGTAGTATCGATGGACGCATCATTCTGAAGGTCCTCCAGCCCTTGGGTGATAGCCTCGCCCCAGCCAACCTTACGGGAGGTCGCCCAGGTGCTCCAGGCGTGATAGGCGGCGAATGCGACCCATGCCGCGGCAGTTGCTATCATTACCGTGAGTGATTGGCTTATGCCGTAGCATTGGTCGTCTACTGCGCACGCAACCTCTCTGGCGGCCATCCCGAATGCTACAAAATTCACGATGGCGACCTGCAAGCGCTTTACGCGCACCGGATTAGCTACAATCCTGCCCTTTTTGATCGCCTTAGTCCCGGCAGCAATCAGCTTGATCGGATTCATTCAGAAGCCTCGATACCAACAGTAATCAAATAAAATATCTTCACAAACCACCAAGACCGTATCGGCTGCGTTGTTTCTCGGCATCGAGATGTCCCTCGATCCTTGATACCTCTCCTTCAACAGCGCGTAGCCTTGAGTCGATGGCGCTGAGCTCGCCTTCGCGCTTGTTATGATCTGAAAGGATATGTGTGAGAACAGGGTCAACAGTAGTCCAGCGCCAACGCCATAGCTCACCGTGCGAAACAATGAGAGTCCAGAGCGCGGCAACAAAAACCCAAGCGACCTTCTCGATATGCCTTTCGTAGAAGCATTCGAGCAACTCTTTAAGCCTGTCCTTGAATCTTCCCGGCATTGAGGCATATCCTGGCACTCACCGAATTCATTATTTATCAATGCCACCGCGGATTCATTGACGAATCCGCGCTGGTTAATGACATTTTCACAGAATTACGCGGTGATATTACCCAGCGTATACAGCGCGCCGGAGAAGATCACAGCCTCATCAACATGATGCCGCGCCCGGTAAATCTCGGACCTGATCGCCTCCTCCCTGTACTGCTCCACGACCAGCTCCTGCGGAGAATCCTCGACCCACAGGAACGTCCGTCCATAGACCGGCTCTCGCAGCCGCTGACCGCCGTTGGATACGCGCACCAGGGAGAAATACTCATCGTCCCAAAGGTCAGAAATCGAGAAGGACTGGCCTTTCTTGGCGCTGTCCTTGACGGCACCGCCGACGAAAAGCTGATCCAAACCGAAATACTGAGCGACCATTCGCCTCTGAGCATCAGCAGGCATCAGCTCAATCGGAGTGGTGTACTGCAGCTTGTCCTGTAGCTCCGCCGTTGAGAGGAGGTTCTCGAAGACCTTCAGGCTACATACGCCAGCGTTCGGGACTAGCCCTGATGCTGCGCGCATCGCCTGCTTGGCTACCTTGACATCGTCGTATGGAGTGGCACTGGCCGCTGTAGACCATTCGGTGGAGACCGACGAGTCAGCGCTAGCCTGAACGAGAGACTGCACTCGAGCCTCATGCGCTCGCAACACGTTATCTACAGCAATCTCGGTTGCGATCACTTCGGCATCGAAAAATCGCCGATAGAGCCGCGCCTCAACATCATCGACAGGCTGCTCGAAACCATACTCCAAGCAGGAGTACGAGCCAGTTTCAAACTTCCAATCTCCGCGGTTATAGGCGCCCTGCGCAGTGCGTCGCACGTCCGGAATCTTGAGCAGCGACTCAATCGGGATTACCGGATAGTCCGCTGACTGATCCGCTACCTCGAAAACAGGCATGATGTCAAGCCCGATGAATCCGCGCTCGGACTCGGCCATCATGTACTCATAGGCAACGCTCCCGAGGTCGGGGCGCTGCACAGTCGTAGAAGAAGTCGGCCTAGGCATCGTAGTTACCCCCTTATGCCGTTAGAATGGCGCGGGTGTACTCGACCCAAACGCCGTAAATGTAAACGGCATCACCGTCATTGGTGCCGCCGAGAGTGAAGACCGCCGTGAGAGCGCCTGGTGCAGCCAGAACACCGTCGTTGCCGCATGTGAAGGTAAGCTCAGAGGCTGCCTGCGTGATCGCCTGAGCGGCGGTATCCTGAATGTCCGCATTCCCAGTATCGCCAGCCGCGACCGGATAGACCTCGCAATCCAGCGTGAGCGAGTCATTGTCAGCGCTCTTTCCAGCCAAAACGTGGATGACCACATCGGCGGAATCATCGAGGTCCTGGGGAACGGGAACCTGAAAGGCGAACGTCTCAGCCGTTGCATTGACCGGAATGTCGAGAACCTGCTCGGCGTTCGACAACTGAGCGAAGCCGGGAGTCGTCGTCTCCTGCTTGGTGAATGCCGTGCCGTCCTCGTAGGTAAGGGCACCAAGCGGAACCGGAATGGTGGCCTGGGCAGTGAGTAGGTCCTGGTAGATTTCGGCCAGAGCCGCTTCTACCGTAGCTGCGGAGGTAAAGCCACCAGAGTCGGCAACAGACACCGTGCCGGCAGTCGTCGACAGTACCGCAAACGGAGCCATCTCGATGATGTCTCCAGTTGCAGTAGCAGCCTCGACAGCGATGCCGATCGACGAGCCCGATGCCGTGTCGCTTACCTTGCCGGATGCCGCGCCATAGAGCACGGCGCCGCGGGCGAAGGAGTCAGCAGCAACCACCTCAACCGTGCCGGGGGTCGCAGTGATCTTGACGGTAACGGGAGTGCCGTCGACAACCGCAAATTGTGTTACACCAATATGTTGCTCGCCAGCACCGGCAGCAACAACCTCTGGCGGGTCCATTGTGGTCCCGCCCTCGATCTTGACTCGGATGTTCTCGGCAAGATCTTCACCTGCGATAAAGGTTCGCAGCCCGCTGTTTTCGCTCATTTCTTCACCTCTGAAGTGGGAGTGTTCATTCCGCCAGCAATCCACTGCCTATGCAGCTCCGGGTTCTCTCTAGCGGTCTTGATAATGGCCTTGCCGCGTGACAGGCCACCATTCATGGCATCCTGTACGGCTGCCTCGAACGAGAGTTCGCCGCCATCATCGGAGCCGCCGGAAACAGGCGGACTCGCGACCGGCTTTTGGCGGCCAGCGCGGATCTCGTCTAGCTGCTGCGACTGTATGGCGCCCTCGGCATTGAGAAGCGCAATGGCCGTCTGCTCCAGGGAGCTTCCATCAGTGATCGCTAACTCAATGATATCCCTATGATAGTCGGCCATGGACAGAGCCAGCAGACTAGAGATGCGTGAGCGCTCATCAGCGGCGCCAGCTGCCTTACCTTCATCAAAACCCTTCGTCCTGCCGAGAGCCCAAACCTCATCGTGAAGAGCCGGATTTCCGGACTGAAATTGTGCAATCGTCATATTGCCGATGGCATCGGCGATATCGGTTTCGTTCATAGCGCTAAAAACCTTAGCTGAAGTTTGAGAATCAGCACCGAGTACGACGAATGAAACTTCGCCGATCTCAGCACCGCGGAGAATGTAGGCCGGTCCCGCTATCTGCCGACCATTCACAGTTGCACTTTTGGCGGCCGCTATCTCGTCATACCGACTCGAGTATGCCTTAACCGACATTTGCCACGGGAATCCCTCATCAGCATCGGCTGCAATAGCTGAGCCATATTCGTTGCTTAGGAGAGCTCCGGAGACCACAAGACCGCCATTACCAACCTCAAACGATCCAAACCCAGCCCTTTTGCCGGTATCATGCTGCACGAGTACTGGGATTTTGTCTGAAAACGTGGCAGATTCGAGATCGATTACGACACTAGCCCCCAAATAGCTGAACGGCTTCCCGCTATTTGCAATTCCGTAGAATGTGCGCGGCGACCCTTCCTCGCCCTTCGCGAATGTCAGCGGAGCGGAAATATCAATTTTGTTGAGATTCATCTTGCACCTTATTGTCTGCCCGGCGACGCTGCTCTTTACCGATTTGCGCGATGTTTTGCTCCCAATCGCCACCGGTTAGCTCCGCCGTGGCCTGCTGCGCAGTTTTGTAACCGCGATTCTCCATCATCTCTGCCGCAGTAACAGCCTTTACCTGATCGATTTCAGGCATTGCAGGGCCGTTCCATGTGCATTGCTGATACGCAAACCGAACCAGAGGATCGGAGAAATAACCCGGCTGGACCAATCGCCCACGCGCTACCGCCTCGTCCATCCACGCAGCACGAATCTCAGCGCAGTAAATTGAGATAAAATAGGTGCGCAACTGGACGAAAAACGCCCACGCCATCAAAATTGCCGCGCGCGATGCCGAAAATGATGCCGTGAAGTGCATCATCAGTAGCTCATATGGCAGCTCAAGGCCAGCGCCGATCTGCTCAGCCATGGCCTGCACAAATGGGCCAAATTGAGCGTTCGGGATGCCTGGATTGGCAAAAGAAACGCTCTCGCCTGGCGCTAAATCTAAGATCGCGCCAGCGCTCATCTTGAAATCATCGTCCGTGCTTTTCGCCCCAGTCTCTGCTGTTGGCTGCATCGGAGCAAGGCCAGACCCCTCGGACGTTACGAAAGCCGTGAACAGGCCAGCAACAACGGCCTGCGTTAGCGCTGCATCCGAGTAATCACCAAGCTGCCGCAGCGGCTCGATTACCGTAGCTAGATCTGGCACTCCGCGCGTCTGCGCTATGCGCTGCTGCCGGAATAGGTGAATTGCATTACGCCGACCGTTACCAGAGAAAAAGGGAATGCGATCCCATTTTTGTGATTGCCTATTCCCAGCAATAGATGATCCAGGATGCTCTCTAGCAACGTGACACGCGATTGGCTGTCCAGATTCTGTGCGCTCAATACCAGCACAAAGTGTAGACGTGTCCCTCGCATTGCCAGGATTTGAGATCCGGTCAGCTTCTACGAGCTGTTCTGCGAGCGAATAGGGACCATTGCCGGAATCTACCATAACAGACAAGCAATCTCCTCGAACCAACATGTTGCGGAGCAGGAGAGCTTGCCTTTGGTAAAAATTTAGTGTTTTGGAGTGATCCGACTCAGCACTTTCGGCCCAAAGCGCAAATTCGCGCTTCTGGCTTTCCTCGATCTCATCCGCCCGATCTTCACTCAGCCCGATGATTTTGCGATCAATAGATGGCCTTGGCGTGAGTCCAACGCCGATAGTGTGCGCCACTTTGGTATTGATCGCCCCACGTGCAATCGAATTGTTTCGCTCCAGGTCGGCAGATCGTCTCCGCAGCGTGGGAAGGTCGGCGATAATGTCCGAATCTGCATCTCCGCGCGCTGTAGTCCACCCAGACATCGTGCGGCGAGAGAGATTAGCGCCAGAGTAGGCAGACGCGAATGCCATCGCAATACGCGCCCGATGCCTTCGCAGTCCACGCTCCGGATTATGCCAAGCAATCAGGCGATCAAGCGCTGTAGGCTTCGCTTTCGCTGCAAGGCGACCGAGCTCTCGGCTGTTCATCGGATTACCGTGACGCCCCTCACCCGAATGCCACCTCGCGACTCGGACATTGCGCGCGAACGCAACCTCTTCTCTCGATCGTAGAGCGTATTCAGCAGGTTAGCAGCGTCCTGATAGGAGGTTTGCTCTCCGTTAACCGTAACGGCCTGCGGAACGCCGTTGGCCCCAACGGCAGACGCCAATGCAGTCTCGTACGTTTCAATCAGAGACTGGACGGTTTCGAGCTGAGATTGATATGTCGATGTGGCCATCGACTCAATGTTACCAGCTCTAACTGTTTCAAAACTAGGGAAAACCGAAACGCGGTAAATTATTTTGGATTTTTATTTGACGTCTCCCTTGGATGGTGTATACTAACAATCAAGCAAGGCAACAACCCACCGGGAGACGAAGATGGAGAATCAGCAATATTACTGGATCAACATATCCTTATCCCCCTGCGATACGTTCTTCGCGCTTACGTGCAGGATGACCTTGGAGGAATACCTTTCAGCCGGCTTTGAAGCGGGCTTAGCCCTGAACTACCGATAGACCACACATAACCTAGGCGCATGGATGCGTCACAAGCCGGAGAAAATCATGAGCAGCGCAGCACTTACCATTGTTTGGCTCGCAGTCGTAATTGGCGGGCTCCTTCTCTCCAACGTGGCAATCAAAGTAGAGAGACAGATCATGCACCTCATCCGCGAAACCAACAGACACGCGCCCCGGCGCTACTCGTATCGAAACAGCAACGGAAGCACGGTCTATCTAACAAAGGAACAGCACAGGCTGCTGCAGGCTTCCCGGTTTGGCCGCATGGCCCCCGGCGTCCGGATCAACTAATCAACCAGCAACCGCGCGGAGAGAAAAATGAAAGACACCGAAGGTTATTCAATCTATCAGACCCAAGACCTTGAGACCGGAGAAGTGATCGGTCACTGGTACGAAGACAATACGCCTGTGCCGCCATCCAAGATTCCGGTAACGGCACAGGAAGAGTGTGATTTTCACGAGCCTGAAATTGAAAATTGCTACGAAGCCCGACATATCGTGGACGCAAGTGGGGCGCGGTATCTCGATTTTGGACCGGTTGACTACATAGGACCGGATCTTGATGTGGCAATCAAATGCGCTAATGCGCGCACAGAAAAGGGCCAGAGCGGGTATGTAGTGAACGCTTACACAAACGAGAGGCTGATGCCCGATGGAACGTGGGAATAAATCTGGACACGGCGGCGCTAGGGAAGGCGCCGGACGAAAGCCAGTAGCGGAAAAAACCGTAATGAAATCCGTTAAGCTAACGCCAGAGCTATGGGATCGGGCTCGGAGAATAGGCGAGGGGAACGCTGCGAAGGGTATCAGGCTGGCATTGAGGGAGTGGAAACTCTGATTTCAGCCCTCAACACCAACAGATCGTACCCTGCGTCTCCACACTGTAGTCCTGCTGACTCCGAGTCGTTTCGCTACTTCCTGTTGTGTAAGTCCGTCAATGTGGTGGATTGTGGTCGGCTTTGCAGCATGCAAATAATGCGACCCACCGCCCCAGCCTGAAGTTTGAAGGCGCCTTAGTATCCTTTCGGCAATGAATTGATGGTCTGGGACGCCAATCTCACGCAATTCCGCGTCCGCGGCATCAATGATCGCATCTGCCAGGCGATCATTTGTCATTAGCGCAATCCGCGGTTACGAACCCGCCTATTCTGTCTGGCCTGCGATCCCATAGAGATCGACTGTCCGAGAGTGGCGTTTAGGTCCGGAGACGCCAGGAGCATAGCCGCATAGGCCATTTTCCTGCAGTCGAGCGCTTCGTTGCGCGGCTGGAGCATTACCCATTCGCGATATGGACGCATGTGACGGTATTTTGTTACTAGCTTTTCTGCGGTGATCTGGTCGAACCACGAGCGATCTCGATCATCCGGAAAATGGCAGTATCCTGGGCCTGGCTCCTTGACCGCAAGGCGCTTGAGCACTGTCAGCTTTGCCTCGTGGTCCCCAAGGATCTCCGGGCGAGACCTCGATTGCTTTTGTCTGCGTAGACGTCGCAACCTAGCCTCTGCGCTCTCCACAAAAGGCACGCCCTCTGATCCGACGCCCTTGAATGCCATCACGCTTGTTGTCGCCATGCGCTTGACGAACGTATCCACGCGTTTACCCAAAAACCCATGATCGATCCCAACTACTGAGATCGGGACCTCTATCCCGCTTTCGTGGCGATAGGTGTCTAGCAGATATGGCCGCAAAATCTCCCACCAATCATCCTCCTGCGACGGATCTCCGGCCACAATCTGATAGTCTACCGACCATGATTCCTCTCCGGGACCCCAGCCAACGACCTCGAATTCCCATCGATTCCCCTGCACATCGACTCCCATGGAGAGATAGACCGCTCCCAGCGGGACATCGGCAGCAAATGGCTCGCGGCGACGATATAGTGCGTCCGAGCGTACTTCTTCTCCGGGCTCGCGCCAGGCGCGCCCGAGCATCGTATTGACGGCAGCCTTCATCGTCTCCGGGGATTTTGCGTCACGCTCCCATCGATCGGCGATATTTGCCGGAGTCGTATTTGGGCTAATCACATATCCGGCCCAAATTCCCGCAAATCCCATTCGACCTTTGAATCCAGGCAAAAACCTGAACTTACGGTCAATATATTCCCAATGCTCGCCTACCCAAAAACAGGAGTCCATCATGCGAGCATGATGCTTTTGAGTAATCTGTCCGCCGCATGATGGGCAGACGTAGCAGGCGGTTTCTGGAGCGCCATCATCCCAAATAAGCGGCGAAACTGGCTGCTCCTCTCCGCGGATAATGATCTGCTGATTCTCCTCGCCTGGGATCTCGAACGTCCTGATATGCGAATCGCCACAATGCGGACAGCGCAAAAAGGGATACCCGGTGCTCGAATCTGCAACCAGGCGCGCAATCAGGGAGATATCTTCCTCAGTAGGGGTGCTACCGTTTGCAACGATATAATTCCAGGCATCCTGCACCCGTGAATAGATAAGGCCGATAACGTCGCCTTCTTTCCCTGCCGACAGCGGATATGCGTCGACCTCATCATTCATTGCGACACGAGCATCATATCGACGAAACCCATCTGGACTATTGGATGCCCGAAGCCTGAGTGGTCCTCCCGGATATTCTTTGTGGTCTATCGTGTTCCCACTCCCTCCCTGCCGCTGCTTTGGCACCAGGCTCGATAGGATTTCGCTCGCGTCGATCGTCGGCTGGACCTGCTCCTTGCTCCACTCCTCTGCGTCCTTGCCACGCGGCTGGACCATAAGAATCTTGCTCGGATCATGGGAGATAAAATAGTCCATCGCCTGCATCAAGATCGACGACCATCCAAATCTGGAGCTCTTGATAACATTGATCTCGTGGATTTCCGGCCGGTCAAATGCATCCAGGATCGCCCTTTGAGGCTCCCTGGTGCGCCAGCGGCGGGACCTCCCGGTACCAGTGATTAGATGGCCATATGCGTCTGCATGCTCACTTACTGTCATCTCCGGAGGTGGAGTCATTGCCGTCCCTAAGCGACTCCAGCGCTCCTCTAATAGATTCAGGTATCCTTGTTTGAGCGAGGGCCGTAAGAAGATCTTTGTTTCTTCGCAGTATTCCACGGATTGCATCAGCGGGAATCTCCGGATATTCCGAGGCGATGATATTGTGTTGACTCAAAAGCCCGGCCCTAATATCAGAAAATGCCGAGCCTAGCAGCTGCTCCATGAGATCGAATGGGATAAGAGTACCCGCTTTCTCCCGATTCAAAAGCTCCAATTGCCTGCGACGCTCGAGGTCAAGCCTCGCCCGCTCTTGGGCCGGATCGAGGACCTCTCCATAATCACCAGAATCATCCTGACCTCCGTATTTCCACTTAGCGACCTCCAGGACATCAAATTGCCATTGGACTCCGCGGCCACCTGGCTGGATGCATGGGCAATCCTTGCGTATCCATGTGTCCAGTGTGGGCAAAGAAATACCAAAGAATTCAGCGACCTCGGCCTTATTTTTTATCCGAACCGATGGGATTCTTTCTGCTCTAAGTGCACCCATTGCGATAGTCTTTAGCTATGGAAAATTGGTTGGGCATAGGGAATATGCTATGAGTCATGCATAACCTTTTGTCATGGAAAGTTGGTTTGGCATGAGTTGTTGGTTATGAGTCA